AGGATGACCTTGAGAGTAGAATGACTCAACTTCAGTCTTTGTGTCTTGCTCGGATTTTGCACGGGCAATACTCATAGCCTTAGTCATTTCAGCCAAAATCATTGTCTCAAGTTCAGCCATACTACTTACAGCTTTCATTCTTAAACCTCTTCATTTATGATAATTAATTACATATCAGAAATTGATCCCGACTTTCCTTCAATCATTCCATCTTTACTGAAATATTTTCCGAAGTCATCAGAAGCATCAAGGTCTGAATAAATCCCAATCATCTCAACAGAGTTCCATTGGAAATACTCTTTGATAACATGATCTGGGATATTGTATTTTTTCATTTTGGTTGTGAGATAGTGTCGCATTGCGTGCCAATAAAAATCAACGCCGAGTTCTTTTGAAAAGATATTAGCCCAACTATCAAGTGTGCTAACTTTCATCTGTTCGTAAGAGCCATCGGAGCATTTATGCACAAAAATCCACTCACTCTCAATACCGAGTTTTTTGCGTTCATCCATCCAAAGGTCAAGATACTTTTTGAAGTCATATAAAACATATTTGTTTATTTGCTTACCATTTTTACCATGACCTTTAGTTTTAATCTTTGGTGTCTTATATAACGCACCTTCAATATATACATTTTCAGCATTGAAATATTCTACTTTAAAACGTAAGAGTTCGGATTTTCTTGCGCCACTCATTGCAGCCAACGCAAAAGCACAAGCCTGCTGATAACGTTCCTCAGATATAAGTTTATCCAAAAATTTATCAACATCTTCATCCGGAATAACGGTTTTTTCTCTTACGGCTTCATTTGAAGGTGACTCAATTTTTCCGATAATCGAGCGAAAATCCTCAAATTCGTCATCTTCATCCTGTAAAATATTTTCAATATAATTTGACATACTACTGAGCGTAGACTTTACCCTTCGAATACGTTTAGGACTCCATCCCCACTCATTAAGTGCATATCCCTGAAATCTTGTTAATTCTCTTTTTTTGATGTCAACAAAAAATTTATTGTTGTTAAATTCCAAATTCCAACAAAAGAAGATATCTAGGTCGTTGCGATATCCATTGATTGTAGATGGCGCACGATCCACAGATGCTAAATATTCCAAAAAGTCGGCGCAAAGTTCACGGTTTTTTGGATTTATCCGCTTTATTGCATCGTCTGTTGTAATCTGGTTATATATAGTTGTACGAGCCATTTTAACTAACCCCTTTCGCATAAAAAAATAGAAGAGGGCAGTAAAATCACCCTCTTCTTCTAGTTTTTCTTAGATTCTTCAAATTTAAGAATATTTGAAATCAATTCTGTTTCTGGAATTTTTGACATCTCGGCAATCTTAGAAATATTATCTGAAACAGCTTTGACATCTAATCCATCAAACATTCCGCTATATTTATGTACAAGAGCAGTCAATGCATCTGCAAGGTTATCAATAGATGACTTATTTGCGGTTTTCAATTTCACAAATTCAATTTCCTTTTTGGCTGCATCAATAATCTGCTCATATATGTTACCGTCAACCAACTCAGAAATAAGCTGTGACAGGTTGCAGTTTTCGATATACTCTGAACTCTCAACAAAAGACTGTGAAAGCTCAATATCTGTCACATTTACAATAAAAGCGACAGTAACAAAATAGTCAAACAAAATCGGCTGATATCCTACAGTATCGCTTATGACACCATTAACAATATCATCGACAATCGCCATACGCTGTGAAAGCGTTGGATTCTTCATATAATTAAAAGAAATCATTTCACCCTTAAATTCATAGGATGACTCATGTGTATACTTCATTGTTTACTCCTCTTTACTTTTTGTGTCGGCATCAGTAGGCATGTACTGATAGTTGTTTTCTAGGAACTTACAGCTTCTATCCTGGATAGTTTTGGAAACACTAAATGTTTTCTTGTTATCATTCTTGCCCACAGAATATGTACATGTATCACAAATGCACACATTAGTGCCTTCGATCCATCTCATAGGCTTTTTGCATTTCGGGCAACTGAGAATTTTTTCCATAATTTCTACGGCTTTCTTTTTATTCTTCATAGAAGCATCTCTTTCTTTTACACCAAACAGTGTTGCGATTTCTTTCATATCCATAATTATCTTTCTCCTTTTTATTGTGCGCCGTGGCACATTTCCTTTTTACTTATTTTTTTGTATCAAAATTTGCGATAAAAAATGATACCCATTGAAAAAGTCGAAAAAAATATTCTCAATCTTTTCAATAGGTATCATACGCAAGTGCAGCATTAGCTAAAACACCGCACTTGCTAAGAATCCTCATAAAATCTACAATGTGATTTATCCTGATTATGTGGGATATAACGAGATTTGTCTTTGCAATATCGTTGGCACAAACAAAGGTTATTTTTACTTATATGATTTTTGTCACATAAACAAAAAATCATATCTTTATGAGTGCGCTCACTGAATTGACTATATGCATATTTACACATAGGTTTACACTAATGTTATTCTAAAATTAGGTGTGCCAATCTTGCCTGTCTGTTTTACACGAACAGTTTTTCCAGGATCTTCAGTGATATCCTTTAACTCATAACCAAGCCCATCAACAGAGATAACCATTGTTTGTTTCTTGGCATTATACATTAAAACATCACAAGATTTACCTTGTGGCTGTTTTGTATTTGTAGATTTTGTTTCAACTTTTTCTTCGACTTTTTCTTCAATATTTGTTTTTAATAATGTTTCATTTTCCATTGTAACCACCTCAAAGTTATTATTGATTATAAAAATAGGTGGGCTTTTAAACCCACCTATATATTATAAGCATTATTATGCTACAACAGTAATGTCAATTGTATCTTCGAACTCACCGTAAACAGCTTTTACAGTAGCAGTGCCAGCACTAGAACCAGCAGTTACAACACCAGTATGCGCACCAACTGTTACTGCAGATCCTTCCGGAACAGAGAATGTTACATCGGCAACATCAAGCTGGATAGGAGCATAGAGAGAACTGATAATACCCTCAACAGAAAGGCTCATAGTTGCACTTTTCTTGATAGAAGTTGCAGGAGAAACGATTACGATATCAGAAACAGAGATTTCAATATCATTATCATCCTTCTCTGTAATATATGCATATACTGCACCACCATCAGAGCAAGTATCACCCTCAACTGCAAGAGCTGTACCTGAAAGCTTAGTGGAAACTACACCATCAGGAGTGAAAGAAATATCAAAGTTACCATCAAGAGAGTATGCTGGGATAACAATCTCAACAGTACCTACCTTACCCTTTCTGCTGTTGTGTTTGTCAGCCTGAAGAACAAGCTTACCAACATAAGGTGTAGATTCAGCATCAATAGTGATACGTTTTGAAGAAGTATTGTACTGATATGTAACTCGTACCTTTTCATTTTCAAGACCTAAGTCAGAAAGATCAAGGACAGTTCCACTTGACTCAACCTCGATGAAAGTTCCGTTAGGAAGCTCAACGCCGATTTTTGCACCATCAATAGGAGTGTAGTCAATAGTACCAACACCGTTCACAAGAGTTACACACTCATTAAGACTATAGAAGTCTTTAATTCCCTTAGAAATCTGAGAACCACTCTGAAGAGCGATGTACTCAAGTTTCCAATCTGCAGCTTCAAGTTCTGCAGTAAGCTCACGTCCATATTTGTAAGAGAATACTTTCTGATTACCCTTACCGGCATTTACTGCCTGTTCCTGCATTGATACAGAAATAGAAGAGCTTAAGTTTGTAGTACCTGTACATGCTAATACATCATCAATATAAAAAGCAAAATCTGCAACAGATACAACGAATTCTTTTCCTTTAGTATTCATGTTTGAATTCCTCCATTAATATTAAAAAATATAGACTAACCACTAATCATTTTTTGGAGTGATTGAGTGTCAGTCTTGATTTCACTAAACTTATCTTTTGTTTCAATATCTGACATCCAATATTCGACAGGCTCTTTGAATTTAACCATTCCACTACTTTCTGCGGATTTCATAATATTAAAGATGTCTCGTTTACTTATTCGTTTTACATATCTCCAAAATTTTCTTACTGACATTGATTTGATTTTATCTTCAGATATTCCCATACCCAAACAAACAGAGTCGATATAATCTTCCAATGTAGATTTATCATTTCCGGATGTTGCTTCTTGGGCTTTAAGAAGTGCTTCCTCTGTTTCACGATTTATAAATTCGTCAATATCAAAATCAATACCATTTTGAAGTATGATAATACGCCGTATATCATCGAATTGTTCTGGCGTAATTTCAATGCCATTTATCATAAATCCTCCCCTAGTGAGGTTTACTTTTACTTCTTGTTCTTTGAATACAAGTTTTAAGAGTTCAAAAGCGAAAGAGTAGTAACTAGGGAGCAACGGCATTTTAAACTCTGACGCTAATTCAAAATTATTATGACTATAAAATAAAAAATCTAAATATGACATTTTGATTATTTTTTTTACAGGAAATATACTATTCTTACGAACAGTAATACTCGATTTTAATACACTAAAAGATAATATATCTTCCATTAAAACCGGGTACAATACTAAATCTTCGGTGTAATGATACGGAGAGCTGAACAAAAGGTATTCATACATACTTTCATTAGTAATGTGCATAAGACTCCTTGTGTGCGCTAAATGTTAGAACACGACATGGATATTCGTAGTAAAGCACTTCTTCTGTGTTTCTTTCAAGTGTTAATTCCCCAATCCATTCGGTGTCCATACCAACTAATGATGTTTTAATTTCCTCACCGATAATATCAATTACCGTTCCAGATTTATTTTTCTTTGTAGTAAAACTCTGTACCTTTTTAGTCATCTCTTTTTCGTGGCAAACTACATAAATTACAACATTTATATCTTCTAGGAAAATATTCTTGTTGCGAACATGATCAACCTTAAAACATATAAATGGAGACGTATTCTCTATAGTCTTAGGATTTTGCATGTATGGAAATAATTTCTTATAAAGTAGTCCACCACCACAATCTATATAATCCTCGTCTAACATATAGACGAGTTCATTATTTCCTAAAATTGTGTTAATCACCTTAGATTTAAAAGAGTTTATATCAAAATCTTCCATAGAACCACCTACCATAAGGCAACTATTTTTATTCTCAATGATGCCAGTATTTCATTTTTTAATGTTTTTACATTTAAAACAAAATCTTTCCCATCAAGTTCCTCGTTATTTTTAACCACTATTTTGATTTGATTGCCACTATATGAGCATACAAGATTCTCAATATCAAATTCATTATCAACTATTTCCCATACGAAATCGGTTCTTGACACTTCGTCCAACCCATCTCTGAATATAGCGTTAAACTTACCAAAGGAAGCTAATGCAATTTGATCTGATTCATAATCTATTCTACATTTAAGTTTCTCTGAAACTGTCTTTTCTTCATAATAATCGGCAATCATCAAATCAACATTATCCCTATCTTCGTCATACACAGTTTGTGTCAAAGAAATATTTAACAACTTGACATTTTTATTATTTCCAGTAAGCCCATCATATTTAGTAAGCTTATAAACAAGTGGAACGGTATCTGAAAATTCTAATATGAATCTCATACCATCATGCAACTTTCGAGTATGACTATCCATAGGCAACAGTAAGTGATACTGTTTATCGTATTTTATAACTACATTACCAAGATAAGTACCTGAACTATATCTTGTAATATCTTCACACCAATACCAGTAATCGAAAATTTCTTTCGTCACTGTATCTTGCCATCGTAAGCGATTATGGCAAATCTTTAAAATGGCTTTTTCATAAAATTTATTATTACTAGGCTCAGACGCAATAATCCATATTTCATCCTCAAAACGAACATAGGCAAATTCCTGAAGTGTTCCGATGGGAACTAAAATCTGTCTATCTTCAGCCTTTAGTTGTGTATCTGGCGTTACACTCTGAATAACAGCTTTGCCAGGTATTACACGAGAAAAATCACTCGTAATAAATTCAACGTTGTCACGCAACATGGTAGTATCAAGCATCTCTTGAAATCCTTGTTGTGCATAAGCGAAAAATTCTTCTCCTTCAAAACCACCATTATACACAGGTGGATGATCCATTAAATACCAATCAGCAGACATCTAAACACCCCCTACACATATGCTGGAGTTTTCTGTTTTATGCTCATATATGCAATCTTTTCATTGACCGCATCTGCTTCATGTTTTGTGTATTTTTTGGTATCACCAGTACCATTAAGACTTATATCTTTTCCAATAATATTGTTAAGCTGGTTCACACGTCTTACCTCTTGTTCCATGTAATAAGATTTCATGCTTTCAGCCAAAGTCAAAACGACATAACTTTTCAAACGTCCGTCTTTTTCAAATGCATCTGAATCTGGGAATGGTCTAATAAATTCACGTATCATTGGATCATACCCAAGACTTTCAATGTCTAATTCATATTGTCCAAGTGCGTTCTTAAACCACTGTTCAACAAGTGTATCGGACAGTTTGTATTTACACTTGATTATAGATTCAAATGCAGATACAACTTCTTTGTATGTTGTCATAACGCACCTCCGAATTTTATTTAATCAATCTTGATTCCGCTAAGTCTTTCGATTGCGCCAATCTTGTAAGATACAACATCATCAATATTTACATTTGGATGTGTTGCATTATCTGAACACATAATTGCAATCATTCTTTTTTCTGAATCAGTGACAACCAACTCAGAAAGAGTAGATTCATATTCTGATCTATTTTCGATTGCAAGCATGTCGATTACAGCATCTTCAGTCAGCTGCACTGGGTCTACGACTTCCTGGAAAACGTATTCTCTCACAAGTGGATCAAGGATTCTAATAGCAGCATGTGCGCCGAACCCATCAATACCCGCAAATGCAATGTTGTTAACTCTCACTTGAGCAGTTACTTCTGTAAGTGTGAGCATTTTATAATTTTTAACAGCAGCAGGAATTACAATATCTTTTCCTGTTTCTTCAGCTTTAAAATTTATATTCCAATCGCAAAGATTATCTATTGCAACTCTATCGGTCTCTTTTAAATCTTCAATGGTTTTTTCAACCTTCTTAGGCGCAGCCTTTGTTCTTGTAGTTTTCTTTTCAGTTTTTGCCACTTCTGCAGCAATAATTTCTTTTTCCATTTCTTTCTCCTTAAAATAATTGAGGTGGCAAAATTACCACCTCAATTTATATAAAACTTAGATTAAGACTGTTTTGCAATCATACCGATTTCGAACTCACGTCCCTTAGTTACGTCAGCACCGATTTCCATATCAAAACGAGTTTTAACTGTACCAGTTTCAACGTCAGCACCCTGCATAGTTGTGATTCCACCACGTCTGAAGATGTGGAGAGGTGACTTATTACCAGAAGCAGTGAAGTATAATTCTTCATCAGAGTAATATGTCTCGAATCCAGACTTATCAGCAAGAGGTTTTGTGAAGTTATAAGGGTTAGCAAGCTCTACAAGAGCAGAACCTTTATAGAATCCGTTAAGACCAGCTTTTGCAAGTTCCTCAACCTGTGCCTGTGAGTAGAATGGAATTACATCAGAGCCTACAGTCTTGTAACCATTCCATTCACCGATTCCGGAAAGAATACCGTAATCACCGATGATGGCAACTTTACCCATCTTGCGCATTTTCTTAACCATTGTATCAATCTGTGTCTGAGTTGGTTCAGTTGTATATGTATCATAGTTCTTTACATATTTTGTATTTGTTGCAAGTGCATTCTTAAGAATACCAAGAACATAAGCAACAGCCTTGTTGTTCATATCAATCTGAACCTGAGCTGCCTCTTCTGCGATTGTTCCATCGAAGTTACCTGAAGCAAGTTCACGATAGTCGATAGCCATACCAGCAGAGATAGTTCTTGTTGCAACTGGATATTCCATCCAATTTCTACCAGCAAAAGCAACGTCAGAATTAGCAGCCTGGAGACGTGCATCAATTCCTTCGTAATTATATGTTTTTACTTTTGGCTGTTCATGGTATGCAAGCTCATGATAATTTCCGAGGAAATCAAATACTTTCATAGCCTCAAGAAGTTTAGGCTCAACCATGAATTTAACGATTGTATTGATTTCTGCTCTAGCCTTAATATCGCCCATTTCAGCAGCCTGACCAAGAGCAGCAAGTTTCTTAATTACAGCATCTTTCTGTTTACCATATTTTTCAGCATCATTACCAGCGAATAATGCAGAACAAATTTCCACCATCTGTCTGAACTTTGCTTCATCTGTAATAGTAACAGCGTCCTTTACAGGATTAGAAAGTGCGATAGAAGTGTTAATTTCAAGCATATTTCTATTCATTGTTATTATCTCCTTTATAAACTATTTCCTAATTAGGCGATTACTTCAACGGCTACACCAGCACCACCAAATGCAGTTTTCTCTACAACTACAAAATGCTCAGCGTAATCAGTAGTATCATCAGCTACTTCAAGTTTACCGTCAGTGTTTGCTACAAGCACATCGCCTTTATTGATAGAACCGATAGCTGTTGCAATCTGATCCATATCCATGTCGATAATTCTACCTTTAAGTGACTCAAGAACGAAAAGGCGAGGATTCTCACCAATCTCAATCTTGAATTCGTTTGGCTCATGAATCTCAGGTTTATCAATAGTATTCATAACAATAGCAAGACCTGCTGCCTTTGCAGTATCGACAGTAGGAAGTGCGCAAGTTTTAGCGGCTTTATCTACAGTAACTACCATACCATTGTGAAGTTCAGCCGCACATGTAGTATAGCCAATATTTACGGCATTCTTATATGTACCAATTTCTCTGAATTTTAACATTGTACTTTCCCTCCAAATTTATTATTGAAAACTTATGCAAAGCAGTCGAAATCTTCTACTGTATTATCATCTTTTACAATAGGATCTACTGCGGACATAATTCCATCAAATTCATCTTTCATTGAGTTTTGCTCAAGTGTCTGATTTTTTTGATCTTCACGCATCTTTCTGTAAGATGTAGCCTCAATCTTAGTTGTGATTGAGTTAATTTCTACAGAAAATGGATCTGCGTTAAAAGCTTCAATTTCATCTTTTGCATAATCTTTCTCTTCGTCTGTAAAAGCGGAGAGTGCATGATTAAGCTCAGTGATTTTATTTGCTTTCTTAAGTTCGTTTAATTCAGCCTCTTTCTTGCAAGCGTTTTCTTCAGCCTCTTTAGCTTTACACTCTGATTCCTCAACTTTCTTACAAGCGTTTTCTTCGGCTTCTTTACATTTCTGATTTAATTCAGCAATTTCAGCATCTTTTGACTCGATCTGAGAACAAAGTTCTTCAATCTTTGCGTTTAATTCTGCAACCTGAGATTCAAGAGTGCCAATCTGCTCATTCACTTCAACATTTCTTGTATTTTTGAATTCTGAAATAATATCAGCTTTCATATCAGAAAATGCTTTCTTCATTTCTTCGTTCATTTCAATAACCTCCAAATTGTTATCTTTGAGCTGGTTAAGCTCAATCAAAATCGCTGCTGGATCAGAAGGTTTTACAGTCAAAATACAATATCCACTGTAATCATATACAGCAGGAATTCTACCTTCTTCTTTCCATCCACCATCATATATTATTTCGCCATTATTCTCTTTCGTTCCGACAAATTCTACGCTACCACATAAGGTTATACCACTTTCAATCTGATCCTCAATCCATTTTACGAATTTAGGATATCGACCCTCATTTATATAACCCATGCCACATAAACATCGGCAAATACTACCATTGATTTCAATATCTTCTATTGACCAATTTTCAAATACGCCTACTTGTATGGAATTCTCAAATACTGGCATATCATCAATATATCCAGTAAATCCATGTCCATAAGGAATATCCTTATCTTCATCTATAAATTCTGCACACAATGGCATTCCTTTAACACTTTCTGCGTTGTCTCTTGTATATTGTTCAAGGTAAGTAATCCCGTTTCTATTCCAACGTGAAGTGTCAGGATAGATTTCATGCAAAACAAACTTGATAGGTCTGCGACCATTAGGATTGGTGGCTTGTGAAATCTCCAAAATTCTTCCTTGAATTTTCATAATGATTACCACCTTTTTATTTATTTATATCAATAAAAAAGAACACTAAAAGTGTTCAATTCTATGAATAACGATATTAACATTTCTTCAATGTACTTTTCGCTGTTATAAAATCTTCTTTAAATTTTTCCGTTTCCTCAAAAATAAAAATTGATGCATCTGGATTCTCCTTCAATGGTTTAATATCATAAATAGGGTTTCCCATTTTGAGTAATCGCCTTGCAATGCACGGAATAAAGATAGACTTATATTTAACAGTAATGTCTTTCTTGTCGCACATAATCTTCCTTCCTTATTCTTTACTTGGTTTTGGATTTGAATTAGAGCCAGAAGATTGTGATTGAACGGTGTTCTCGTTTGTCGGATTATCAATAGTGTTCCGACCAACAGAAGAATCACTGTTTTCCTTTTTATCTTTGCCACTCATAGTAAATGAAGTAGCATGAACTGGATATTTGTTTTCTAGGTCATTTTCTAATTCGTAATCAAGCAGTGAGATATACGCATCAGCATCAAAACCAGTCGCACTAATCCATGCGATCAACGAACCCTTTCCACTAGAATACAAATCTTTCATATATTGTACTTGTTTATCCCTATTAGCAAATGTAGTAGGAAGAATATAACATTCTACAACACACGATGAATCTTTGATGACATTTGCATTGATGCACTTATTAAGTTCTGCCATAAAATTTTCAATCCAGGTATATACATGACTAGCAACCAACTCAAGATTGAGAGATGCCGTGGCATAATTACCCTTTGTACTACCATCCAAACTTGCAGAACTAATTCCTAAATCAGAAGGAACATTATTTTTGATAGATGCTTCGTTTTTTTCATCGAAGATACCAATATCAACATCCATCTTGTCTAACTTTGTACCACTTGCAAGAGAGAAGAAAGAGATACCGGATTGACTTCTTCGATTGATTACGGCATCTTTTACTTTTTCATGTTGCTCTCTTTGCTGATCCTTAGAAAGAGAAGATGTGCCTTTTTCTTTTCCTTCTGGGAATGTCATGTATATAATCTGATTATTTACATTATCGAGAACTGCACGTTTTGTGTTAATGAAATATTCAGCATATAAAATATCATCAAAAGCCGTAACAGCCATAGGGACTCCCCAGGGCTGATTAATTGCAGCGTTTTCTTTTGTGATAATAGTTTTCATATTATCAAGAACAAGCCACGGGCTATTTATTTTATTTTCATTGTGGAACTTATACCAACCATCACGTATCTCTTTTGGCATTGCTTGCAATCTTGACTTTCGCTCATTTTCATTGAATTGTTCAAAGTATCTAAGATTAAAAGCACCACGATAGTGATTTCCAGTTCTTCCGCAAATTCTACACCAATCTATAGGCAAAGGAATAATAGAAACGTCCATGCCAGTTTCGTTTATTTCAACTATATTAGATATTTCATACTCTGATAAGAATTTCTGAGTGCTAATAGGTCGTTTGCAAGTTTCGAAGTAGTAAAAAGCAGTACCGTCATTTGCATCTTTTATTAAATCATCTCTTACATATTGCTTATAGTTAATCTTATCAAGCACAGTCAACATTTTTTGACGATTTATCTCGAAATTCTTAGGTCTTTTATTTTTCCTACCTCTTGTCCTACACACGATCGCTTTATCAAGCGTATGCATTGACCTTATATAGTTTACGGCGGCTTTTACACTACCATCAGTATTGTAAGCCCACCATGCTAAATCTCTTAATTCTTTATTATAGTATTGAGGATTTCTTGAATATCCGCGAATTTCCTTAATACTATGTGGTGAAGAGTCGATATAGTCACCCAATACAGAATAAACGTATGGCAAAGTAGTGTTATATGCATATGCATTAGTTTCTACTTTGTTTTCATTCGCCTTTTTAGGAGTGTAGTTCCGTTTTTGTCTAGGCTTGCTATTCACATTTTTCTGCTCTGACATATCCACATCTCCTTAATTTATAAATGTTGAAAATCCATATTCATCTTCCATATTGCGCATATCACGCTCTAATTCATTAGCAATATGATTAGCATATGAAATAGCAGAATATCTATCTTTTCTCATTCCGGAAGCCTCTGTGACTTTTATTTTTCCATCAGTCGTTGTATAGTCCAGGTTAATCATTTCGTTGATCATTGCCGTTGTCTGATAAAAAGGCTCTTGGAATAATATTTGATCTTCAACTAATAAATTTTGATAAGCTCTACTTTTATTTAAAATATCGGTAGCATCTACCTCATTCATTAAAAGTCGTAACTTTCCACGTTTTATACAGTCCCTAAGATAAACAGCGGCATCAGAATTGAATTTTGCTGTCGCTTTAACACTGTATATAATTTCAGGGGCATCGGGTTCTTTACACCTTTCTGCCATATTTTTGTCGTTGATACATGTCCAAGCTGGATAGACGGTATTTCTATCGTCATCAACTTGTTCTATAACAAGGTTGTCATAAACCAACATGTTATCTTATAGGCTTTTTATCCTATAATTCTATCACTTGTTCATTTGTGATAGTTCAGCATATCTTTTTCCTTATATCCAAATATTCATTAAGCTCTATTTAGATATAATTCATACGGACTCGTGGACAGATTATATTCTATATAAATAGGTTCACTGTCTATGCGTTGCCCCTGACTAAACTTTTAAATTTAGCCTTCGGTTCTGATTAGCATTTCAGCATCCCAGTTTAATTCCGTATTTTAACGTGGGCATTTTGAGTTTTTGGCTACCCACACCAACACCATTAGTATCAACTACTATATAGTCACAATCAAAATCATCAAACAATCGTCTTGCTTTTAATGCTTGGTCGAATGTATGTCCACCATCTAGTGTTGTGACGTACACTATATTACGGATATACTGATTATTTGATGTAGGAATAAGTTGCATAACTACAAAACAGGTGGCATCGTTCTTTGAACCACCTTGAGTCGCAATATCCATTGTAAGTAAGCGGATTTCTCCGTTTTTCTTTGTTTCGTATTTGTACCTTGCATCATTTAGCAAAGTATAAAATGGTCGAGGATAAATAGCTCTTTGGATTTTTCTTACTTTATCAATAGATTCAAAATCAAAAAAAGCCTTCTCTGAACTACCAAAGAAGAGCGAATCCATTTCCATACTCCATGCGATGCTGTCAAAATCATCCTCTTGCATTTCCTCCCTAATCTGTTCTTCTGGGTAATATCCTTCTGAAACAGGCAACTGGTATGGAAATCCAACTACCATATAACTTTCTCCCTTCATCATTGCGTTGAAGAAAGCCTTAAATTTAGCCCAAGACCAGTGGTACTTATAATATGCACTACTAAGATAAATCTCTTTATTCGGCTCTTTTGGGTATTTGGATTTATTCTCTTTTATTTTATCGCTATATTCAGGTCTGTCATAAAAACCTGGTCTACGCTGACCAGCTTTAAATTTTCTCAGTACCTTGTCTAACACACCTTTATCAATCATTCGGAACTCATCCATAATGATTATATTTGCTCTAGCCGAACGAGCAGAATCTTTGGCGGTTACAACTTTAATAATAGAACCATTTTTCCAATATATAAAACCTTCGGCGGGAGAAGTATTTACCCTTGATATTTCATTCCTAAGATTAGGGGATTTTGGCATGAACTCCTCAACAATCTTATTTAAGACGTTGATAGACTGACCACGTTGACCAGCGGCGATACAAACTTGCACCCCAGGATATAGAGTACAATAAGCACATAAAAATGCCGCCACAATCATGGACTTACCCATACCACGACTCGCAATAGTCATAAAATATGTATATCTGAACATGAATGTGATCATTACTTGCTGAAATGGGCGAATCCATTCCATACCATAATAATCAATCAAAAATCTTACTGGATTAGCACGGTAAAATGCAGTCCATACGTCCAGACCTTCCATTATCTTTTGATATTTTGAGTCTTTATTTATGCTTTGTTGAGACATCAATCACCACCAATAATGTAATTAAATACATCTTCATCATCGGCTTCTTCTAATTCAGGAATCTCAACTCTATATTTCGCCATTTCCGCTTCATATAAAGCAGAGTAGCGGTTGTTAATTTTTAACATTTTACATAAATGACCCAAGAAGTATATAGTAATATATTTCACAATACCATCAACATCTTCCCATTCAGGTCTACATTTTTGAATTGGGCGTTCTGATTCAAACATCTGTATCATTACGCCTAAAGGCTTTTCTGCCGCTTTATCATTCGCATCTTCTTGAAGTGGCTGCAAGTTCGCAGACTTCATAGTTTCTTGATACGTTTTCATAAGTTTTGTATAAAGCTCAACATTATTATCTTTTAATGCTAAGTTCATCTGTAATTTAATGATACATAGTTCTCGCACAAGGGTTTCTCTAGTCTTTCCGTCAACTACAACCCTGGACTTCCAATCATCAAACATGTCATTTAGAATAGTGTATTGTTCTGGTGAAAATCCAAATCCCCACACACTTACAGCCTTTTTAAGATGCGCTGTGTCCATTTCTTCGCACTCAAGAGCATCATCCATATTATCAATAGAGTCTTGCTTTGTTTCCAATATGGTATCGCTATAGGTCTTTCCTAAGTGTGGCTTAATCTGAATTTTACTAATATATACCGATATTCTACTTCTATCTTCACTTATTTTTCTCGAAGCGGCAAGTGCGCTTTCATTAAAATAATAGTCAAATAATTGGCATATTCTTTCAATAGCTCTTTCTTCGTTTCCACCAAAGAAATCAGTGTATTGTGTAAACATACTATCTACACAATTTTTACATGTATTGATATAACCATCAGTCCCGGCATATATCGGAGATTTCGATGGAGAAAAGTTTCCCTTTCTCTTTTTGTAGTGTTTACCACAAGTCTGACAAACATAATAATCCTGCCCATCGGTAACTGCCTCAATTTTTGTGATTTTTGCATCACTATTAATTGTTAACTCGGAATTTAGATTATTCTTAACATTTTGCTCTTTTGTTCTAGCCATTTGTCAAACCTCTTTTTAAAATTTCCCACAAGTGGGATAGTAGGAGATAACGGACTTGAACCGTTACGTCAATATAGACACTAGATCCTTAGTCTAGCCTGCCTGCCAATTCCAGCAATCTCCCAATTGAACCTCTCATGGCTAAAGCCACAAGATTCTTGGGAACTCCTTTCTACTGAAAAGATATTTACCAAGCTATTCCGATAGTTCCTACCGTTCTTTTT